ATTGATGACTGCCTGTAGTGCAAGCTTTTCGTCGATGGATTCGTTGAGCTTAGCCTTAACTTCATCAAGTTCAGACTTCATTTCAGCGAAGACGTCAAGCTTGTCTTCTGGAACTGTAATGTAATGCTCAGCAAATAGGTTCTGTAGACCAACCATGAAACCTTCAGCGATTTCGGAACGGAGCTTTGTTTCAATAGCAACCTGGTTGGTTTCCATCCACTGCTCTACAACATAATCGAGATATTGGTCAAGCTTGGTGGATACTTCTTCGAACATAGCGGCTGAAGTTTCTTCAAGCTTTGCTTCGAATGCTTCTTCTAGCTCAGTTGTCTTAGCTTCAAATTCTTCTTCAAGACGAGTTGTCTCTAGAATGCAACGAGCTTCAACTGCAGCTTCGAATACGGTAGATGCCTTTTCCTTGAACTCTTCGGTTAGATCATCAGCACCAAAGATTTCGTCGATGTCTTCCTTCCATGCACCCTTGCCAACAGCCGATGAAGGCTTCATAGCAACAGTAGAACGGTTTGCATCAGCGGAACCTGGAACCTTTTCTGCTTCCTTACCAATCTGCTCTAGTGTGCGAGTGAAAAGGTTGCTTAGATCTTCCTTACCTAGTTGGGAAAGAAGCTGGGTGAAAGTAGCAAGTGTTTCTGCTTTAGATTCAGTACCACCAGAACCTGCGCCTGGCTTAAGAGTGTCTGCGGCTGAAGCTTCGTCAAGAACTTCGTCTTGAATTACTTCATTCTCGACAATCTCAGGTGTTTCCTTCTCTGCCATTATTATACTCCTTGTGATTTCTTATATTTATTAAAATGTAATTTTTGAAAGATTTGCTAACCAATTTTCAAAGATCTGAAGTTTTCTCTCTTCAAGTTCACGAGAGGAAACGGCCAGGTCAATCTGCTTCTTAGCCTGTTCAGCTAGATCAACAGCTTTCCAACCTAGTCTTTCGTCATAAACCCAGTCGACTGATTCCATAATGCCATCAACCCAAGCGTTTGGAGCGGATGGATCTGCAACGATATCAGCGGCTGTAGCTAATCTGAAGTCATCTTGAACTTCGTTAATACCTTCCTTGGTTAGCTTTAAAGAGCCCATACCACGGGAAGAAACACCGAGTCTTGCGCCCGACTCCATGAGTCCACGAGCAATGTTACCCATTGGTGTGTTAGTGATCATTGCCTTACCGATATAATCGGTTCCCTCCTTACGAAGAGAAACAATGCGGTGTGAAACGCGATCAAGGTTGATTGATGGACCATTTGGATGTCCGAGTTCACCCATCGCAGTTTTAGTTTCTACGGCTTCCTTCATGTAGCGTTCGACTTCTTTGTCCATAACGCTTTCAGGATACATACGACCGTTGCGATTCTTGATTGCTGACTGGAGGAAGATGCCCTCAATATAGAGGTTCTTACTACCGTCTTCTTTTGCTTCTGTGACGTATTGTAGTTCGTCAAGAGTTTCTGTAATAAGTTTCATCATTCCCTCTTAGTTCTGCATATATTCAGAAGTGAAGTTACCAACCTTCTGAAGTTCTAGAATAACATAACCATTAGAAGAAGTCACAAAGTTTACATTTAGATTTGCAGTTTGATTAACTGAAAGTGGCATGCCAGTACCGGCATAATCCACAAAACCAGTAGAATCATAAACGCCAACTAATGTTGTACCTCTTTTGATTTCAATATAACCAGTGCCATCACATCCCCAAGCAATTTGAGTAATGTAAGCTCCAGTTAGAACTTCATCTGATGTTGCAACATTACTTACTGAATTGTTACCAGCAATAACTAATGATGCATTGGCCGCGGAAACGTGAATAACCACGCCAGTATTTTTCTTATTTGATGTAATTGTAACGGCCATTATTCACCTCTATTTTCGATAGCAAAGTCGATAAGACCAGCAATACCTTCTTTGGTATCTACAGCGCTTAGCATCTTTGTTTGGTTGTCTTCATTTAGACTTTCGAATAGAGATAGTAGAAGATGAACATGGCTCTCTGAGAGTCCATCAAGCTTCGATACTAGTCTTTCTTCTGGAGTAAGTGGTGCTACATCTTCAAGAACTGGTGCAATCTTCTTAAGAGTAATATTGATTACATCTTCTTTAGTTAGCTTCTTTTGAACTTGCTTAGATGCTGCTCTATAACCTTTTGCTCTTTTATTATATGTGTCAGTATCATCATTTGCATCGGCATCAATAAGATCTCTACGGGCTTTGCTTCTATATTGATCGAGCTTATTTACTGATAGTTCATCAATCTGAGATTCTTCTGACATTTTAACTTCGCCAGTACGACGCTTCATAGCCATCTTACGGCCTGCAGCTCTTTTAGCTAAAGTCTTTGTGTCTTTACCATCCTTAGACCAATCGCCACCACCAATCGCCATTTTGCCCATGATTTTAGAACCTTCATGGCCGGCCTTATTGTAATAATTACGGACAGTATCCTTAGAAAGTTCTGAAATTAGATTTTCTGCAATATCAATGATGTCATCAATGAGAACTTCTTCACCGAGTTCTTCGTAGTATGCAACCAATGAACGTAGTACACGATCTTCAGCAACTGTATCTAGAACTTCGCCTTCTTCAAGACCGAATGATTCGTGGATAGGACCAGTGTGGTGTGAGATGATATGATCTGTACCATAGAAAGTCTTGCCATTTGGATGACGATCTACTTTCCACTTTGCACCGGTCTTATGATCGGTATAAACATGAGTACCAGATCCAGCAAAGCCTTCACGGGTTCTTACGCCAGTGTAACGCGAGTGGAATGTATCAGCCGCTTTATCATCTGCTTCAGTTGGACCACCTTCGCGATGATCACCTTTCATGCCGGCAGTATAATGCTTAGCAAATTCCTTAGCTGCAGGATGATCGTGGTGATGCACAATATGAACTTTTGAAAGCTTCATCATACCTTCAGTTAATTCATCACTAACTTCAGTTTCTTCCTTAGTCATCTTATCGACTGCTTTATCAATACCAAAGTAGCGCTTGTTGGCACGTTCATTGTGCTTACGTTCTGCTGCAGTTGGCTTTGCACCATGCTCGCGAGCGCCCATAGCACGACCAGCTAATGTATCTGAACGACTCATCTGATCCTTAGCTTTCTTGACATAAGAACCTAGAGTCTTGTTCGATAGTTCATCGAGTTCTTCGACTTCTTCTGAAGCCATAACCTTAGCTTTTTCGACACCAGCCATAGATCCACCCCACTTCTTACGACCAGCTAGTTCACGTCCCTTGGAACGATCCTTACCGCCTTCGTTGTCTGCGATGGATTTTGCTTTCTGAGAGTAACGACCAATTGTTGCACGTGAAAGCTCATCGATTTCTTCGACCTCTTCCTTAACGTCCTTTGTTGCCCATTTGCCATCAGCTGTCTTGTATGAGGTAGATTTCCATTTACCACCAACAGACTTTTTAGTTTGGCGAGTAGCTTTTAGTTCATTTTCAAGATCTGAATCTACTTCTTCATAGACTTTTTCATCTTCGCCTGGTTCATAGCCATGCCCTTCTTCTTTACGCTTAACGGTCTTTACGTTAGTCGCATTGAAGACATCATCGCCATTTCCATTACGATCTTTATGCTTGATAGTAACATGCTTGTCTACGAACTTTTGTTCATCTGGAGACTTCGGCTTGTATACTTCAAAAAGATCCTTAAGCGTCTTCGTTGTCATCGGTGATGTCCTCTAAGTCTAAATCTAAATCGTCTAGGTCTAAATCATCTAGATCGATGTCTAATTCTAGATCATCGTCATCACCGGTATCGTCATCGCTTTCATTTGAATCATCGCCAAAATCAACTTCATCTTCATCTTCTGGTTCGTCACCGTAGATGGTTTTAGCTAGCTCGATCTTATGTGCTTCGAGAGCCGACTCTTGCTTTTGTCTTAGAATATCATCAAATGCAGATGCGAATTCAACAGGGTTCTTATCAATGGCTAGACCGATTAAATCAGTTGTCGTTGGCATAAAATAGTCCTTTAATTTCTATTGCTATATTATTTATAAAATTACATTGGTGGCGGTGAAGCTTCACCAGGATAAGGAACTGATCCAGGAGCTGGTTGCTGCATAGGTTGACCTGGTTGTGGCTGGCCTAGTTG